AAGGGAGTACAACTATTAGTTAACCCGATACCATACCCTGATATACATTTCTTTAGAGGAGTAGCTGGATTATGGGATGTTTCTAATAGTCCGCAATTAAACATTCAAATGTGGTTTACTGATCAACCTGGTGAATATTTAATCAAGGCTGGAACTCCAATGATGCATATTATTCCACTGACAGATAAAAAATTAGATCCAGTAGTTCGAGATGCAAACGATAGCGATTATCGTTGGTTAGAAAAAGAATCATTTGCAACAAATCATTCATTTGATCCTGCTAATATAAAAAATGATTCTGTTGTGGTTTTTATAGGAAAAAGAAATACTGGTAAATCATTTTGTATGAAAGATATTTTAAATTATCATCGTGATATACCAGTTGGAGTTGTTATAAGTCCTACTGAGAAAGCCAATGGTTATTTTGAAAAATTTATACCTAAGATGCTTATATATGACGAATGTGAAGAAAAAACAATTAAAAAATTTTTAGACAGACAAATTAATATTAGCGGACAGAGAAAATTAGAGATGCAAAGAGGAGGGGTTTCTTCTATAGATCCTAGAGCTTTTTTAATTTTAGACGATTGTCTTTATGATAAAAAATGGCCATCTGATAAAAATATACGTTCTATATTCATGAACGGAAGGCATTATAAAATCTTCTTTTTAATTACAATGCAGCACGCTCTTGGATTACCTCCTGTTTTGCGTTCAAATGTAGATTATGTTTTTATATTCAGAAATAATATCATGAAAGAGCGTGAAAAAATATATCATCATTATGCTGGTATGTTTCCTACATTTGATGCTTTTAATCAGGTTATGAATCAGACGACAGAGAACTTTGAGTGCCTTGTAATAGATAATAAGGTTCAGAGCAATAAGCTAGAGGATCAGGTGTTCTGGTATAAGGCAAGTGAAACTAATTTTAGGATGTGTTCTAATGAATTATGGGATATGCAGTCTTTAGAAGACCAACGCAGAGCGATGGGAATAATAGATGAGGATCAAGAAGAAGAACCATTTGATATGGGGGTTTTTAATAAGAAGAAAAACGGTAAAGTTATTAAAGTAAATAAAACACATCATGGTCGTAGATAATATATAAGTATAATAGCTTATTATATTATAAACATGGAAATAACTATAAATAGAACTGTTGTTATATCTTTAGGTACATGTTTGATAGCATATAATCTAATTTTTTACGGTTTATTTGTTTATTTTATATACTATAAAAATGTTTTAACACCTTAATAATCTTTTATTTATATTACAATATATAGTAAAACTCATATCATTTATGGTAAGACTTATGATATTGTGGAGCGATGTGGAACGTTATTTATATTTGTGGAGCGATGTGGAACGATAAATAATATTCATTAAAATATTCCATCAGCAAAGCTTAGCAGAATGTGTAAAAATAAACAAGTAGTAAATGATATCTATTATTATAGAACTGTATAATTTATTTTTTTATTTAATATACGCAAAAAATGAGTATATAATATTAGTATTATTATATTATGAATAATAAGATAGAAATTATAAAAAAGACAGGTTCATTATGTTCAAAAGAAGGTAAAAAATACGAGATCATTATATATAATATTGTTAAAAATTGCACTATTAATGGTAATATTTTTAATACTCAAAAAATATCAGAATTAGGAGGATGTAGTTCTATAAATGATATTGAATGTAATTTACATAATGAAAATGATATTCCAATAGAAATTAAAAAATGTAAAACACCTGATTGGATGCAATGTTCTTTAAAATATGATAACGTATTAGAAAGATGGGTCGGGAGTAATAAAAATAAAATACCATCGCAATCTAAACAAATTTTAGAAGATTTAATAGCAAAGTATAGGTTATTTAATGGAAATATTCCACCATTTATAAACAACGATATCACTTATTCTGAATGGAAAAATATAAAAAAAAATACAACAGATTATAATGATGTGTATTTTGAATGTCCTAATACAACTATAAGAGATTTATATAGAGCTAAAAATTGTTATTATATACAAATATCAAATAAAGGTCTTTATCATCTAGGTGAAGATATATGCGAATTTAATGTTCCTGAATTTATATGTGAACAAAGATTAAGATTAAGAATTAAAATACATAGTACAAAAAATAGTAAAGGATTTTGTAGTTTATCAGTTACATTATCTCCCCAACCAGTAAATATAAAATTATTAGAAAATAGTCAATATAGTTTAGATGATATTAAAAATTTACCAATTAATTTAATATATAATTCTTAATTAAGAATAGATAATATAATGATTTCTGATGATTTTTTGTTTTTATTCATACCATAACTCCATTCAGCATCAATAATAATATTTTCTTTGTATAATTCTCTAATATAATCACAATTGTTATATGTCATTATCCAATTTTTTTTATTTTTAATTATATCATATAGTCCTTTATGATTAAAATTTTCGTGCATATCTCCATTACTTCCATATAGATTAGATTTTTCTAGATAATAAGGAGGATCTAGAAATATAAATGTACTATCATCAGGTGTATTATCTAAAAAATCCGAAAAGTCTAAATTATGAAAAGTAATATCAGATAAATTTAATTCTTTAATTCTTTTTATAGATGATGATGTATACCTTTTTTTACTTGCTTCTAAAGAAAATCCTCCTGATAATGTTGCACCACTAAAAGAACATCTATTTATTATAAAATAGAACATAGCTTTTTCAATCATATTATCGCATTCTAAGATATTTTTTCTATAATTCATAAAAGATTCTTTGGTAACATCCATGTTTTTTTCTAATTCATTACAAAGTTCTATATTATTATTCTTGCTTTGAAGCCAAAAATTATATAAAGGTTGAAATTTATCATTAGCAATTATTTTGTATTTATATTTATTTTGTAAATAAAATTCAATAGAACCACCGCCAAAGAATGGTGATTGTAGTGATGTAAAATCATCTGTATTATAATATTTTCTAAAAATACTATCAATTATTTTACAAGCTCTTGTTTTACCACCAGGATATCTTAAAGGTGATTTATTATTCATTATAATATTATTATGATATTATTATAATCATTTTTTATATGAATTCAAATATTTCATTATCATTATCATTATCATTTTCTGAAATGATATTTTTATATGAATTATTGGATAATTTTATAATAAGTTTATGTAAATTCTTATTCTCTTCTTTTAGCATTTTGTTATTATATTTTAATTTATTATTACTTGTCTTTTGTTTTTCTAACTCATATTTATTATCATATAGATTTTTAATAGCATATTCATAATAATATTTATATCTATCGCTTGTATTATTATCGCATAATGTAAAAGGTGAATTATTAAACATTTATTTATTATTTTATAAATATTAATGTTCAATTTTTATATGTAAAAAGATATTATTCAATTTTTAAAACTTTAGAAAATAATTCAAGACAAGTATCATTACAATTAAGACCACATGTATCACATTTAGCTATATAAACACTATGACAAAAAGTGCAAATATTAGCATTTTTATATTTAACTAATTTATCACAATAACAATAACAATGTTTGCAGAACATATCTACTATATTGTATTAGTATAATTATCAATTTTTATAAAAATAAGTAAAAGAATATTATATTAGAATAGAAGCAAAGTATATTAAATATAAATATGCTTTCAAAATCTAATAAAATAATAAAAGATAAAAGATCTTCACCCAATAGTTTTTCTAAAGAAGGTATAAAAAAATATAAAAGAAAAAGATCTTCATCTAATAGTTCTTCTAAAAAAGATATAAAAAAATATAAAATAAAAAGATCTTCATCCAATAGTTCTTCTAAAAAAGATATAAAAAAGTATAATGATTATATGAAAAATCGTAAAAAATATTTTCATCTTTTAAAAAATTCTGATGATAAATGTATAGTATCTGTTAATAATATTATTCATATTAATAATTCAGAAATTGTATTAGAAAATAACCCTATTGATTATGGAGCAACATCTATTGTATTTAAAGCAACTAATAAAATTAATAATATTTCTTATATATTAAAAATTATGAGCGTATCTGTTAATGAAATTAATTTCATGAAGAAGTCATCAGAATATGTTTTAAATGGTATTACACCACATTTTATAATTCTTCACCAAAATTTATTATGTTCTGGTTCAAAAAATAATAATGATATGTTTGATAGCACTAGATTTCTTTTAGAAAACAAATATTCTATATTAATTATGGAAATGTTTGATGGAAATGTAGAAAATTTATTATCTGATTATAATGATGACGATATTTTATTAAGTATTCATGCACAAATTTATATATCAATATTATCTTTTCATAAAATTTTAAAAGCTGTACATGATGATTCACAATATAAAAATTTTTATTATAAAAAAATAACTTTTAGTGATAATGATTATTTTCACTATATTATAAATAATAAAAGTGTCTATATTAAAAACAAAGGCTATTTAATTGTAATAGCTGATTATGGATTTAGTTATTATGATTTTTCTTTAAAAAAAAACAAATTGCCTAAAAAACAGTTATTAGAAGATTATGATATGATAATAAATCGCGATGAAATATATACTTACAAAGATTATAAAAATATAAACCATTTTGATAATGAAGATGAATTTTTTAATTATCTAATAAATGATACTTTATATTTTAAAACAATAGAAACACTACCACTTAATTCTATTATATTAAATAATATACCTTACATTATATAAAATAATAATTTGAGTACATAATTTATATTATTTCTAAAATATATTAAACTATTCTAAAAATTTATAAAAATAAAATTATGTACTCTTCCTAAAAGAATGAAAGTTTTTTTGGTTTATTATTTTCAGGTAATTCTATACTAACGTGTTTAATATTATCTTTAACAATATCGGTTTGGTCTTCTATATCAGTTACAATGTTTACTTCTGTTGAGTCTTTATACATATTTTCAGATACATCATTTTTATCAAAAGTAACAGTTTCTATAGGATATTCATCAAACTTTTGGGGTAATTCCTCTTCTTTATAGTCTTCCTCGTTTTTAATACTGATGTTATCTTGTTCCTCTTCTTTTGTAAATTGTTCAATAATATTTTGGGGTTCTTCAATATCTTTTTTTTCTTCTTTTGTAAATTGCTCAATAATATTTTGGGGTTTTTCAACAACATTTTTCTCTTCTTCAATAATGCCAGTTTTATCAATAATCTCTTTTGTATATAAAGATTCTTTTTCAATTGTTTCATTTTCCTTATATTCTGTATTCTTTTTATCTGATCCTTCATCTGATGATCCTTCATCTGATCCTTCATGTGATCCTTCGTCTGACTCTTCATCTGATCCTTCATCTGATTCTTCATCTGATCCTTCATTTGATTCTTTATCTGATTCTTCATCTGATCCTCCATCTGAATCTTCTTCTGCTTCTTCTTCCGAAGAATCATCCGAAACATCTTCTACTTCTTCTTTTTTTAATTTATTTTCTTTTCCTCCTTTTTTAGGCGCTTCAGAAAATTGTTGAACATTATTAGTTAAATTATTTTGAATTTGTTCCAATATATCATTTATTGGAATAAAATCTCTAAAAGTCTTTTTAATAATATATCTAATATTTTCTTCAATTATATTTAAATTATTTTGTAATTCTGAATCTCTTATATTTTTCTTATTAAATAGATAAGCATTTTTCCAACAATATAATGAAACATTTATATAACATTTATGAACAAAATCTTCAGGTTCAGGTATTTTTATTTTAATATTATCAAAATAATCTTTATATTCATATATTTTTATTTTAACGCTTGTTATGATAATAATTTTAATTAAATTATCAAAATATTTGCATTTTGTTTCTTTTAAAATATTTTTATATTCTTCTTTTACAGTATTATTATTCCATTTTTTTATTGCTACCAGTTCTGTTTGAAATTCTTTTAAAGATTTTTTATTATCAATACATTCATTATATATATTATAAATTTTTTTAGCAATAGGAATAGATAATATATCTTGTAAATGTTCTATATATTCGTTTTTAGTATCTACTAAACCATTCATTTTATATTTACAACCTTTATATGTCTTATATAACTTTTAATATTTACATCCTGGCATTATAGGATTAATTTTAATAGCTATATCATTATGATTTAAAGATTCTAATAAGTCACTATCTAATCTGTTTTCAAAAGCATTATTTGATTCTGGTTGTTTAGTTATACTACACGAATCTATTGGTTCTGGTGAAGATTGATAAGTTACTCCAATATTTCCTGTTTCACGTTGAGCAATACTATTTTCAAATTGTTTTCTAGTAGTCATACTAATATCATCAGGTTCCACACCAATATTCATATTTCCAGGATTAGGAGTATGTCCGGCAGCAATTAATATTGTTTCTCTTGTTCCATCTATTTCAGCATTATCATATTGCGTTTTATCTGGTTGTCTAAATTCTGTTGCAGCACCAGCAATACCATATTCATTTACATCAGATGTAAATTGTTTATTAGTATTTTTAAGATCAATTTCTTTATTTGTATAACCACCTATTAAACCTTCTAATATACCTCCTAAGAAACCAAATTCAGATTTTCCTTTAATTGTAGTTTCTTTTACGGTTGTTTTTACTACCATATCAGGATCATATACATATACTTTATAAGAATTATTTCCAATGTTTCTCATTGTATCAACATCTTTTAATGTTTCCCTATTAGTAGTTTTAGCTGCATCATCAGATACTACATAATTTGCATCACCTGCTTTAAGATTATTTATTACAGTATCATGTATAAGAGTTTCTTTCACGGTTGTTTTCATAATATGATTTACAGGATCGTAAAGCGTAGCTTTTTCAGGTATTTGAATACTTACATTTCCTGCTGCTCTAGGTGCTTCTAATGTATATTCTTTGATAGAATATTTAAGACCATCTAATATAGGAGCAGCGATAGCTTTAACAATACTTGTAACATTACTTACAACAGTTCGGGTCTCTATTTCTTGTCTTTCAGTATCATAAATAATAATATTATTCTTACCATAATCGTCTTTAGTACCCATACCATTGATATCTACATAATTTGCTGTCCCTTTATATTCTACATGTGTTTCGGGTCTTGCAGTAGGTTTTACATATTGACTAGGTCTTTCAGTATCTTTCATAACAGCACCAGTAGTTTTAATCCACTGATCTTCTGATTGAGCATAAGCAGTATCTGGACGATTTTTAGAAGCAGGATTTACTATACCTCGTTGATCAGTTCCTTTAGGAGGAGCCTGCATCGGTAATTCAAATAAACATTGTTTTTGATTAGCTTTTGAACGCAAATCATCTATTGAACGAGGCATAGCATATTTATTAGCGTCAATTTGCTGAAATCCTCCAGTTCCACTTGATTCATAACCTTTATTTAAACCCGGTCCTACCTTAATTTTTTCAATAGGGAAATAATTATTAGAAAGTATTGGTCTATCTATACGAGATTTAAAATAATCTGAATTATTTTTCATACCACATACATTGCTTACACCAACAGTAGGTTTAAAAAAACATGGAACTTCTTGTTTCTTTTTCCACATAGACGCATTACCATTATGATGATCAAGTTGTGTTGTCATACCTTCTATAACATTTGTATTTTGTGTTACATTACCTTTAATAAATTTTTGCATATTATTATGTACTATATCTTTATTATTTACCCTTTCTCCAGTTAATGATGTAAAATAATTATCATTATTTTCCTCATTATTATTTAAAGTATTAAAAGACGATTGCGATATAATACCTGTTTCAAAAGGTATTTTAGCTTTTTCATACATAATATTACTTCTTTCTTGTAAATCTTCTTTAATACTACTTGAAAAAGATGAATTATATATATTATTCATAGGTTGTATATTATTTTTGTATAATTCCATTATTACTCTAATGAATAAAGGATAAAAAATAGAGAAAGATTAACATATTATTTCATATTAGTTCATATTATTACCGGGTGCATATTTATTATTATTCCAATCTCCAAAATATTCAGGAATTTTATTATTAGAATTAAACATAACAGTGGAAGCAGAAGAATGATCAATTGGTACGTCAACACACGGTATATGATTGTCTTTCGCAACCATTCTATAATTAACAGGAATTCTATCAAATCTTTCAATCGCTTTTTCTTGAGGATCTTCACATAACCATTCCCATCTATTTATTCCTGTTCCTCTTAAAGTACAAGCGGGATTAGATAAACGCGTATCTTCTTGTGTAGCAAAACAAGTCATGTCTTTATCACTTGATTTTATTGAACAACCTGTTGAATTATATGAACCCGGAATATATTCATAAGCATTACATTTGGTATTTTTATAATTAAGTCCAAGTAATTCACTTGAATCATCAACTGCTTCTTTCATTGAACAAGTATTTGGACCGTATGCTTGATATCTTAATGAAGGATCAGATGGAATATCTTGAAAACACTTATAAGTATCATTATATGGCGTATCTGTCATATATAATCCTGGTCCAACTGTTCTTCTTAATTTTTCTTTATAGCTACAATCGTCATAATTTAGTCGCGTATCATTAAAAGGGTTCATTTATCTAAATATTAATAATATTTTTATATAGATAGAAAATGATATTATATAATTTATTAGAATATATATTAAATAATAAAGAATCATTTAGTAACAAAGAAAAAAAAGATGATGATATTGACAAACAATTATATTTATACTTATTTGGTTATAATCCTGATTTAGATTATAATGATTTGTCCCCTTTTGATATATTTAATATTGCTATTATTTATTTATTAAAAATAATAATAGCAATTACAGCTGCTTATTTATCGTATTCTTGTACATGGAATGGTACTGTAAAAAATTTTTTTATAAGAATATTATTTGCTTTATGGGCATTTTTATTAGGACCACTTTATTTAATATGGTATTTTATAGTAAATTGGCTATTTAGAGCATGTATTAATGGATAATTAATATTTATTTTTTAGGAAATGGATATAGTAAAATTACGGAAGAAAATTTTAAGAAAACACTATTCTTTCAAGAAAAAGATAATAAAATTATAAGTAAGGAAAAGGGAAAAAAAGGTGAAAAAAAAAGTGAAAAAAAAAGTGAAAAAAAAAACAAAAATACT